ATCAGATAAGTTAACAAATGGATAACCAAAAGTTGACCCTACAAGAAGAAAACTACTTGGATCAGCAAGATAAGAAGGATCTTCAATCGAATAATATGTGCAAGGATCATTTGGATTCCACGCGTATGAAATTGTATCAATAAATCTATAAGGTAAATTTTGAAGTTGAGTATTAGTAAGTTCTAAGAGAGTAACGCGAATACTAGAATCACCGTGTATTAATTCAGAATCATAATCAGGACTATATGGTGTTAAATTTTGAGATACAGCATAATTATATCCAATAATGTCTGTTGAATCAATAAGATTTTGAATTCTTTCAAAATATACACCTTCTCCAGTAAGATCAATTATTCTGCAATTTATTCCAATTATATTTCTTTCTAACCACTGTTTAAGTGCTAATAATTTAATAAATACTTCTTTAAGATTATATGCATAACAATTTTCAGTAATAGGAGTTCCATAAACATCAAGTTCTCCAGTTTCTCGAGTAATACAATAACAAAGAGATAATTGATTTAATTTTTTTAATACTTTTCTTTGATCAGCATTAAACATAAGAAGTGTTCTAGTTCTGCCCAATACTTTTAAGCCTGTTGAAGGATCTATGTAATCAGGAGCTTCAAATGGAACTACAAGAGATAATTTTGTGTTTTCTTTAACATTTAAAAACCATTCTCTAATATAAATATCATCATAACCCAGCCATTTAATAGCATTAATTAATGCTTTATAAGTTCCTATAAATGGCATAATTTTATCGTGTTCCAAAATCATATGTTTTGATTTCGGATTTAAAACTTCCCAATCAGGAAGATCTTCATTAATATCTGTTTCTTTAAATAATTGTGGAAAATCTTTAGGATCTGGTAATCCAAAATTTGCTAAAAGAGATCTAAATCTTTCATCTTCACCAATAGCTTCTGCACTTACAGCTATATCTGCCATTGTGTATAGTAAGTTACCTACTTTATGATAAATTCTAAGTATTCTTTCATATACACCTTCTTGTTCTGCTCGAAATCCTATATTAACTTGAAGAGGTGTATCTACTGAATATATTGATACATCAAATGTTATTTCATCTGCCCAAATTATTTCAGAGTTGAATTCATCTATTGTAAAAAATTTAATTTCATTATCATCACCAATCATTCTCATTACTAGTGTAAAATTACTAGAATCATATGGTCTTATATAATTTCCAGCTAAAGTTTCTTCAAGAATATAAAGATGTTCAGTTTCAACTAAACCTTGTGAAATAGGTTCTAGAAAAACTGCTCCTGCATAAGTTACAGAAGGATATACAAAACTAGCATCTAAATTAGGAGTTATTCCACTAATACTCTTTGTATTATTTCCTAAAGGATTAAATATTGAAACATCTATTGTAGATACATCAGCTAATGGCATAGAAACAGATGTTGTATCTGAACCAAATGCATATTGATAAGAAACTGTTACTACATCATCATATAAATATCCACCATTGGTTATTTCAGCAGATATTGCAAATCCACTTGTATCAGTAATCAAAAATCCTTTTGCATCTATACCAGTAGTAGAATTAAAAACTAATTGTATATATGGTTCTGGTTGCCAATTTATAGGTGACCCCTTTTTATCAAAAATATGCCAATGTTGTATATTCATATATTTTATGTAATGTTTGTAGTGTCACGATTATGCGCTATTGAACACCACTTTTTAACATATTTAGCTTGTTCAACTAAAAAATTTAATATTCCCTCTAATGTATTTAACATAGGTATCTGTAATGGATTAGCCCATAATTCTGGAGATGTTCCATTTTTTAAAATTTTACCTTTATATTTATAACCAAGATTTAAAAATACATCATTAAAATGTTTTGCTTGATACATATATGAAGGTCTAATTGTATATGATTTTCTTCTTTCTGCCATATTTATAAATTATTTAAAACTACTACATTATTTTCAGAATTTAAATCTTTATTTGTATAACTCCTAATTTGAATATTTAATGAAGATAGTTTATTTTTTACTAAACTATTTTCATAATAAACACCCGATTCATTTTCAAATCCTCCTCTAATAATAGGATAAATATCTTTTATTGGAACATTACCTCCAAACGCATCTTTAACATATCTTTCAAGGATTATATCACCATAATCATCAATACCATAGTGTGTTTTATAAATTTTTAAATTATCTTTTGATGCGTCAAACCAAACATTGACTGAATCTACTCCATCAATATTTTCAATTAATCGAATTAAATCAGAAACAGGAATTCTATCTCTACGAGTATTTTGTAAAAAATAATCTGATGTTTTTGAAATAATATTTTGTCTTACTGTATCATAAACCGTGCCTTCCCATAATATTAAAGAAACATTTAATACAAATCTTGGAAATACTAAATCTAATATTACATTATCAACAGTTAATATTCTTTGACCGCTTTGTTCTATTAAATCTAGTATTGCTAATTTTTCAGTATCTGATAACATAAATGCAGATAAACTACAAGTATAATAATTTTCGTTAGTAGGAATTCTTTTATTAACATCTGGAACTAAAAATAAGTAAACAGTATTATCATCCTTTTTTTGAGATGTTAATGCTTCTTCATAATAATATAATTGTACTTGCGCATTATCTAATTCAGTTTTTTTAGCAGTTGCTGCAACTGAAGCAACACCATATGTTGCACATAAATCTCTATACTCAACATTTACTTTTTCATAAATAGTTTTAGCTTGATTATACTTATCTAGTGTATATTGATCTTCAAATGTAGCAAATCCTGGAATAGCATCAATAACTGTAAACATATTAAGTTTTCTAAGAAAATAGATATAATTATTTTCATTTGCTAAAACAAAACTTCTTGATACTCTTGGGGCCAAAAGTCTAGTTAAATAAAGAGGTTCTTCTTGAGCACCAAACATTATTTCATTCTTAATAGTTACATTAATATATTTATTAAGATCAATTTCTTCTCCATTAAGTGCGTATCCTTTTGTTATAAATGTCCATGTCATAGGTGTTGAACTTACCATAGTATTTATGTTTCCTATTTCACCATCTGTAACAAGATATTCAACTAGGATAGTTGCTCCCATTCTTGGAATAGCTCCATTATAATCATTTCCAAAGAAAACGTCAATTCCACCTGTTTGACCAGTTTTAATCATAACAGCTTGTTGAGCAAGAGTCATATCTAAAATAGAATCTACAATTGTCCATTTTACACCGTCAACATAAACACTAATAAAATAATTATCAATTACAGTTCCTTTTTTATTTTGAAAATTAAATGATTGTAAAGGATCACCTGTTCCTGTAGCTTGTTGATATTCTAATTTTCCCTGAACAATGTTTACTTCTATATAATTAGTTATACTAGTTAAATCTAAACGAGTTATTTCACCTGGTAATACAATAGTATAAGTTAATCCATTTTGATTATTTGTAAGTTGTGAATAATTAGAAATTGTAATTACACTTGCATATGTAGGTAATTTACTTCCATTATAAGTTAATGTTAATGTTCCTCTTGCTGCCATTGCTCTAGATGGATTATGTCCAGTTAAAGATGCTAAACCTTTTATACTTTGTGGTCTTGATGCAGTTTTTATATTTAATTCTGTAATTGAATCTTCAACGTAAAATATTATCATACGTCCATAATGTAATATTACTTGAAGTAATTGTCCCATAGGAGAAGCCATTGTAAAATATTGCCCTAGTTCTCCATAAGTATCTTTAATAAATTGCAACGCATCTGTATAAAGTTCTAACATTCGTATGCGTGTGACATTAAACAGTTCCATATTTTATATTTTTATTTTATTAATATTACTTTACCAAAATTCCAATTACTCTCTGATCGTCAATATATACATCTATCACGCAATAATCATATCCGTCTGCTTTTCCAAAAGTAACAGTTGGAGTTATTTTAAAATCTTTTGTTTCAGAAATATAAGTTTCAAATTGCGTTTTAATTTTTTGTTCTAATTGTGTTTTATTTATACGAGTTTCAAATATCAATTCTTCTATGCCTAAGCCAAATGCAACATCTCCAATTACTTGTCCTGCATGAGTTCCAAATAATACTTTTATCTTTGTAATTATAGATTCTATAGCGTCTGAATGAGATAGTATGCCATATTGAAAATTTGGGTCTTCAGGTGAGCGTATATAAATATCTTGTATCATTTTAAATTAATAATATTCATTTTATTTTATATATCTTTTATAAAATCAAAGGGAGACATTCTCCCTTTCATTTATTTTGTTTATTTCTTTCGAAGTTCGGCTTCTTTTTTGTTTGAATACTCATGGGCTTTACTATAGCTCCATTTTTTATATTTCATAAGGTTTCTTTCAATGAATTCATGCTGCATAGTTGCCTTAACTTCTCCAGGTTTTGATTTTAATACATCATCTACCCAAATTTCATCTTCTGGTATGTGTTTTTTATAACCTGGATAACTATCAGCATAATGCTGTCCGCCTTCTACAAATTCTTTGAATCCTAAACCCGGTTTAGTTCCTTTAACATAACTTCCATTTACTAAACAAATTTTAACAGGTTTTTTCCCAGCATCATTAAATATTGTAACAATTTTCTTTTGTAAGCCTAAATATTTACCATCAGTAATGTGTTGTGTTTTTTGCTGAAGCGATTTTGTTTGATCAGATTCATTCAATTCATCTATAAGTTTAGGAATAAATTTGTATTGTGGATTTTTCTTTTGTGCAGCTTTAATAAATGGAATATAATGTTTTCTTGCTTTTTCAATGCCTGGCATATTCAATCTTACTGCATAATCTCCTTTATTGTAAATTGGGCTTAATACTTCATTAGATTCGCCCAGCATAAAAGCATTTTTACCAGCTACTCGTTGAATAGTTATGAAATTTTCAGGAATAGAATGCCACCACTTTGGCTGGTCTTTTATTTCACCTAATTTTACTAAGGCATTAATTATTTCAGTGTGTGTATAAAAATTAAAATTGATTAGATATAAATCTCCTTTTTTACTAACTACACCTTTTGCGACATCTTGTATATTTTTTAGTGTAGTAGGATTTTTAACTATGTAAGCTATATCATTGAATCTATGAATTATTTGATTCTTTTCTATGATGGGTTCGCGTATGGGTTGTTTTATTTTTTTGGCTGTTTCTATTTTTTTCCCCTCAAGTGAATCGGGTTCATATATGTGAAATGCTCTTTCAGCATACTTATCGGCAACGCCTTCGTGTATTATTCCTTCACCCATTGCTCTATTTACTAAATAATTTTTAAATTCAATAATATTTAAAGCCCACCAAAATTCATCACCTTTATAACTAATATATTTTTTACAATAATTTCTTAAATTTACGCCGTAATTTGCTTTAAAAACCAACTCAGGATATTTTTGTGCAAGAATATCCA